ACGCACCCAACCCAACCGTTGGTTAGCTATTAGCAGCACAGGTTCAGCAAACAGCTTCTTTGCCAAGTGCTTTAGGGAACATGCTAAGTTCTGGAAGACCTTCACTATTCCTATCGGCCAGTGCCCACATATTACGGACGAGTCGATTAGAAGACTTAAGGAGCTGTATGGGGATGACCACCCGCTGGTCAGGAGCATGATCCATAACGAGTTTGTGGATGAGGCTGATAACGAGACCGTGATCTCGGAAACCAAGATCCATGACTGCAGGGCTACACCCCCAACCCACTTTCCTATGGATAGGGTGGCTTTTATCGACTGGGGTGGGGCAGGGGTTGACGAGACTGCCGTGGCCATCATGGACGGGAACAAGCTGTTGCCTCTAATCATCATTAAGGATCGGGACGAGATGCGTACCGTCGGACGGGTGATAAGGGAGCTGCGGGCGTTTCAGGTTAACCCCAAGCTGGTCTGGGCTGACAACGGGGGTATCGGGTCGCCCATGATTAGGCGCATGGACGAGCAGGGGTACAGCGTCAACCGTGTGAACTTTGGTACGGCTGGTTTGGCTGGGTACGCCAACAAGGCTTCCGAGATGTTGTTTACGGCAGGCAAGCTGATTGAGGACAGGGGAGTGATCCTGCCCAAGGACGACATCATGGACGGACAGCTGTGTACCCGCAGGTTCTTCTGCACATCCAATGGCAGTATCAAGCTGGAGTCCAAGGCTGAATATAAGCAAAGGACAGGTGGAAGCAGTCCAGATCGTGCGGATGCAGCTGCTGGAGCCATCTGGGCTTATGTCAAGACCAGACCGAGCTTGACCTCAAATGATGCTGGTGGTAGTCATTTGCAGACAGATGTATTCGGCAATACCATCCAAACTAACTTTGAAGATGCCAGAAGTGGCTTCGACGCTGGGGACTAAATGACCACGCAAGAGCTGTACGATGCTTTTTGCGATGACCTTAAAAAGCGAACCACTTGGGAGGATCGGCAGAAGGTTTGGTACACCATGTGCAATGGTGGACTTCGTCGTAAGCGTAAACCTTGGCCGAATGCAGCCGACCTTCACTATCCTTTAGCGAACTCGATCATCAATAAGTTCGTACCGTTTTACATAAACCAGATTTACTCAGCTGAGAATCTGGCCAGCTTTACCCCACGCAAACCTCAGATGCAGTCTCTGCGCTACGCAGCGGAGAGCTGGTTTAACTACATGCTGCGTGAGCGTTCCAATTTTGAAACCGAGATGATGGTCTATGTGTCGGCCATGCTTCGTTGCGGGATCTCGTTTATGAAGACATCTTGGGATGAAGCCAACAGGTCGGTCAAGTTTGATGCAGTTAACCCGATGTATCTTGTGTTCCCGTACTACACCAAGGACATGGAGAGCTGTGATCGGATCTGCCACATCATGGAAATTTCTGAAGGCCAGTATCGTCGCAATGAGGCGTACAAGCAGGACGATGATTTTATTAAGCGGATCAAAGGCGAGGGGAACTCGGCTGGTGCTGGGGTTCGCTCGTATGATCAGCACAAGCTAGGCAAGCAGGGTCTGACCGAGGGCAGCATGCGGGATAACATCATTATCTGGGAGTGCTACTATCGGGATGACAAGGGGAAGATCATCGTGGAGACCTTCAGCCCGCAGGCTCCTGACGAACCTATTCGCCCTAAGTTTGAGCTTCCCTATGCCCACGGGCAGATGCCGTTTGTGCCGTGCATGCTGGAGTTTACTCCAGACAAAGGTTTTTATTCCAGCCGTGGAGTTTGTGAAACGGTTGCAGCTTTTGAAGCTGCGTTGACCAAGACCATGAACGCCAAGGCTGATGCGATGAGCCTCTACAACTCACCGATGTTTTCCTCTGATCAAGACATACCCAATGTGAACAATATCAAATTCGGCACAGGGGTTCTCTTGCCCACGGGAGTTAAGCCAGTACTAATGCCCCAGCCCCCAATCAGCTTTGATCAGGAGATGGTGCAGATGCGTCAGGTCTCCGAGTACTTGGTGTCGATGCCCGACTTCGGCCTGACGCAGGGAAGACTCGGAAGCTCCAAGCCCCGCACGGCTACCGAGGTGCAGAATATCGGACAGCTGATGGGGGTGAACACAGATCTCCGCATTAAACTTTTCAGGCTGGCGTTGAGCGAAATCTACAAGCAGGCATATGCAATCCTAGTTGAGTACGCACACGACCAGCTTCTCTTTGAATACCAGAACCAGTTCTCGGCTGTCCCTGCCGAGGCAATCATCTTTGATTACCAGATCAAACCTTCGGGCAGTGCTGACGGTGTGAACCGAGTCATGCAGTACCAGAAGGCTTTGGTGCGGTTCCAGACCCTCCGTAACGATCCGTACATTAACCAGCCAGAACTCCGCAAGGATCTGCTGGAGGTGGACGATCCCCACCTTGTCAACCGCATGTTGATCGATCCGCAGCTCAAGAAGCAGATGCAGGCCGAAGAAGCTGGAAGCGAGAATCTGTTGCTCGACCAAGGCTTCGGTGCTGTGGCTGTTGAGCCTGCCGACGATCACGAGGTGCATGTTCAGATCCACATGGATCGACTGCAGTTGGCTGGTCAGCGTGGACAGCAGCTCGCTCAGGATAGCGGTGCTGCCTACACCCAGCATTTACAGCAACACATCCAGTTCCTTTCACAGACTAACCCGAACCTCGCCAAGCAGATCGGCGCACAGATTATGAAGGCTATGCAGACTGAGACCAAGAATGCTCAGTTCCAGCAGATGTTACCGCAGTGAATATCGTAGACGTTGACATGTCGGATATCAGGGAACGCCTCGCAAGAATGGAAGAGCGTCAGGTCGGCCTGTGTTCTATGCTTGAGCGGAGCCTTTCTAACTACGGGGATCTGGTTAATCGGGTGACGGCACTTGAGAAACTTAAAGGACATTTCTACTTAGCAGCTGCCATCGTCGGCACGGCTGTCTCCATATCTTGGGAGTTGATCAAGACCAAGTTCTTCAGCAAAGGATAATACAATGCCCAGCAATCAAGAGTTTTTCGATGCAATCAAAAATATATCGGTAGATGCCGATACGCTTAATCTCAATACCGATCAGGTCGAGAGTAAGCTCGACACGGCTAATGGTTTGCTAACTACGCTTTCTGCGGATACTGCAATTATTAAGACTGACATGTCTAACGGGGTGTCGATAAGTGGAGCAATCGGAGCATTTAACAACTCTTTAGTTAACGCAGGAACTATATTTAGTTATGGCGGTGCTGGTAATTACGGATTGTTTGATGCGGGAACTGATGCTGACTATGTCGAGTTTAGGGTAAATGGTGGAGGCGGAGGTTTTACTCACAACATTGCTCTTTCTGTTTCCAACTCTCCTTTTTCAACTGGTGCTGGTACTAGCAATGGCTCAGTAACGGTATTTAATGACAAATATCCATCTTCTCAGGGCGACCCAACGGCCTATCGATTTATAAATTCACCTCTTACCAGTGGCTCGGCAGGCAACTATGTCTTTAGTTTGTGGTCTGGAAGTACCAAGTATAGATATGTAAGATTAGATGTAACGGGTGGTGGTGGAGGTGGCTGGTCTGGAGTATTCAATTCATACAGAAACTTAGGTCTTAATGCTACAATTGGTGGAGATAACAGGATACTTAATAGAGTGCCAATCGCAGGGGTTGTCGATATAAACAGTTGTACAAGTTCACTCCCATGTACAGTCAGCGGAACCGTAAATACATATCCGCTACAAGGCTCATCTGTATCTAACACAAACTTTTCAAGCATCACATCCGCTGAACTCGCTCCAGCGTCTGTCAATAGGAAATCCCTAACCGTGTACAATGAGGGGACTGGAACACTCTTTATAAATGTTGGTGCAAGTTGTAGCACCACATCGTATCAGGTGCGGTTACTGGCGGGAGATTATTGGGAAGCCCCAGCGGGTCAACAATCCCTTCAGCATAGCGGAATCTTTAGTAGCTCAGGTACGGCAAGGATAACTGCAATTAGTTAGGGAGTAGGCGATGCCTCTTTATCAAAAAGTCCCTGCGGAACCAGTTGCCGTACAGATGGCAGCGTTGATACGGCCTTCTATTAGTGGAACATCTTTTACTGCGCCCTATACTACCAATTTAACGGGAACTGGGTCAAGATTTCTTACGCAAGTTTCAACGTCGAATAGATTGCAGACTATAACATCGTCGGGGATAAGGCATAACCTTGGACTCGTAACGTCCGTCGCAAGTAATACAAGCCTAGGTTTCACAACTTTCAGGTCAATTTCGGACAATCCAATTCACGTCATACCGCTGGATACTGGTTCCCCAACAACTGGAACTACATTCATAACTCAAAAATCTAATACGGCGTTTACAGTAGCAAACGGAAGCTATTACATATTATCAAGTGTAGGTTTACTTGGGCCGTACTCAATGACGCTCGCTGATTCAAATTTTACACTTCAATTCTCTTACGATTCAGCTTACTTTACGTGGGCAACTGCAAGTTCTACCATAAACGAGTTAACCGCAGGATTAAATCTTTTTCCCTCAACAAATTTGACGGCAGGAACAGTCTACTATGTTTCTCCTGATAATATCCTAAGAATTGCGTGATATGCCCCTCCTCCTCCTCGCTCTCTTGTTCTGCTCCTGCTCGCCAAGGCCAACTGAAAGCGAATCACAACTCCCGAGGTATTCTGATATGTCAGCGGCTCACGACGCAATGAACGCAAAATGAACACCGACGATCAAGCAATCCAAGCCCTCCAATACCTCCTCGATGAAGGCTTTATCTCTCTTGGGTATATCGACGGAAAGCCTTCTGTATATCTAACGACCAGCGTATCGGAGGCTCAGAAGGCAATTAAATCCATGGCAAAAGATACAGCAGACTGGTGGAAAAAATGAATTGGCTAGTTAAGGCTGTCATCTGGTTCTTCCTACCACACCACGACAGGAATATCTTTCTTGAGGCTTGCAAGCTGGCATCCATGCAAATCGAGCAGCAGGATGAAACAGAGTACTACGGTGGAACCAAGCATGCCATTGCCTATGAACGCATTCGGACGATCTTAGTGAAAAGCGGTTACGCCAAGTCAGACATAACTGGGGCAGTCATTCATATGGCTATTGCGCTCAGATATCTGCAAAGCATCCGATAGTAGTTGACTCGCCCCCGACCAGTCTTACATTACCTACATGAACTGGATTACCGAAAACTTCGCAAATATCATGGCTGTGGTCGGGGCTGTAATCGTGCTGGCTCGCATTATTGTTAAGCTGACACCAACCCCTGCGGATGATGGCGTTCTAGACAAGATCGTTGCCGTCCTTAAAACACTCGGCCTTCATATCAACGACAAGTGATTCGTCTTATTGGAGCCGTCATTGACCTCGTCTTGAGGCTAATGCCGACACCAAGGGAGCAAGTAGATTCGGCATCCAAGAAAAAGAGGGATGAGAATCAGGATAGAATCAATCGTACTTTCACTGGCACTAGCGGTATCCCTTGGTGGGTGCGCTAGTACAGGTGCGAGATATCTCCCTCCAGACACAATAACTTTCCTTACAACCGACTATCGGTTTAAGGCTGTGATGAATGGTGGAGAGGATGTGAAAGGATGGGCAAGAGATGCACTCTCAACAATCAATGAGCTTCAATACCAGCTCGAACTCGAGCGAAACAAATGATCACCCGTGCGAAGATAGAGTCCATATATCAGGATATCCTCAAGGGATTAGAGCCTACCTTCGCAGCTCGGGTGGCTGCATGGAGGGATGCGGTTATTGCGGGCGGTGTGATTCCGTATGTTTACTGCGGTCACAGGACACCACAGGAGCAGCAGGATCTATACGAGCAGGGTAGGACAAAGGCTGGGCGCATCGTCACAAATGCGATGGGCTTGCCCGTGCCCCAGAGCTTTCATTGTTACGGGAGGGCGATTGACTGGGTTCCCGTATTAAAAGTTAAAGAGGACGGATACGAGGCAGACTGGGGAAACATCCATAAGTACGGCATGGGGATTGAAAACGGGAAACTCTATAACCTTCAGGCACTTACATGGGAACGTCCTCATCTGCAGGACGGGTACTTCAAGGACTGGAGAGACCTTGCAAGGCTTGAGCGAAACGAGCCAAAGCAGGAGCCAGTCGTACAGAAGACACAAAAGAAAACTAAGATAAAAGCAGGGCTGATACCCCGCCAAAAATAATAACTGTTTAGCAGTTGACAGTAGCCAGTTGAGCTGTAGCACTTTCCACAAGTGGCGACACTATACAAATTCATCAGGGCTTTTTCCGCAGCTTGGCGTGTCTTTTCCTTTTCTAATTCATCGCAAGCAAAGTGGATCGATGAAGACCGTACCGCACTTGTTCAATTTCTAAACTCTAGGTCTGGCGCAAGACTGAAAATACTTTTGCTTGGATACTGCGCTCTTCGGGATGCCCGAGCCTGCATGGCTGGTGGCAATCCGTTTGAGGCTGGTAAGTCGATTGGCTGTCGAGAGATGGTCAGTTACCTAGACTATCTAGGTGCCAGTGATCTAAGTAAAGATTCCGAGCCTGCCAGCGAAGGGGACATGGCAGATCTCGGTCATTTAGTCCCCTAAACTTCGGGAAAGAAAGGACTCCGTTATGTCCAATGAAGCAGTATTAACCGAACCAGCAACGACACCTCAATCGGGTGAAACGAGCGGGGCAGGTAAGAGTATTGATGCTGAGTTACAGGAACTCGGAAAACTAGCAGCACAGGTCGATGGCTTTTCCGAACCCAAGGTCGAAGCACAAGCTCCCCGTAAAACAGACGGACTCCCGTCTGCGGGTCAGAAGGAAACGGCTGAAAAAGCCACTCGTCGCACAGCATCCGCAACAGATTCTGAAAGCGAAGATCCAATCACCAAGGAAATCAGAAGCCTTGATGTTGGTGAAGAACGCCAGAAAAGCCGAGATCGTCTCGGCAATCTCTGGGAGCAGTTCAATCAAAAGCAGAAGGAGTTTGCGGAGCAACGGGCAAAACTGGAACAGGAGGTTGAGCAACTTAGAGCTGCTCCTCCCCGTAATGCCCGTGAAGCCTACACACCAGAAGAACTCCGTCAGTACGCTAAGGACTGGGAGGACGAAGGTCGTGATGATCTAGCTGCCGAAGCTCGCAAAAAAGCAAATACTATCGAGGAGGATGACCTTCGCAGGTCTCGTATCCAAGCCGATCAGCAAGCTAAATTCGAGAGTCGTGTACGCCAGAACTGGGACAATCTTGTAAAAGAGAACCCAGACCTAACGGATAAGTCCTCTGATCTCTATCAGACGACTATGTCCTATATGGGACATCAAGACCCAATGGTGAAGGACTTCCTGAACCGTCATCCAGACGGTCTTGTCCTTGCCAATGCTCTGGCAAAGCTGCAACTCGCTGGGGAGTCTGCTGCGGATGTTGTGAAAGAGAACGAGCGGTTAAAGGCCGAAAATCAAAAACTGAAAGGAAGAATGTCACTTGGATCTTCCAATCCTTCTGCGCCTATGGGCGACAAGAAGATTACTGATATGACCACAGCGGAAGCTGAGTCTTATGTCAGGAATTTGGCGATGCAAGCTGACGGCTTCTAATCAGTTCTATTGAGGTAAAACAATATGGCTATGATGACTCAAGGTAACCCAGCTTCGTTGGGCGATCAGTTTCAGGCTTTGTTCTCCAAAAAACTTCTGGACGGCGTTGCTGAAACGCTCGTTCTGAACAATTACGGAACGAAGTATGACCTGCCCACCAACACTGGGAACAACAGCATCACCATGTTCCAGTGGAATACCACAGCCGATGGCACTAATGTGAGCAATCTGACCGAAGGAACCCCGATTTCATCTTATCGTGAAGTTGGACTCCGTAAGATCAATGTTCCCCTTACGCAAGTCGGTGAAGCACTCAA